ATCCATTTCATTCATTGCGTCTTTTCGTGCATTGTCCATACCTGCATAACCATAAGAGTCAGTTAATGAATCACTGGCTAGGTCATACAAATCACGATTAAATGCACCAGAGTTCATTAATAAATTAGCCTCTGTATTGTTCATATTTGTACCTGCATCAATACCAAGACCTGCAAGTTCACTACCTGCATTATACATATTTTGAACATAATCTTGATTGCCTTGAAATTGTCTGCCTCTTTCGTTTTCAGCTAGTTCAACCATGTATGGCAATACTGCATCAGATACACCAGAACCTACTGCATTAGCATAAGAACCGCTACCACCATATCTACCCATACCTGTAAACTCAGAGCCAATTCTATTAGTTATTTGGTCAGTAGTGCTAGACAAGAAATCATCAAGATAAGACTTACCACCATCACCAGTCATCATAGTGTAGGCATTTGCACCTTTACCTGCATTAAAATCATCTAGGCTAGTACCAGTGTTGCCAGTATTCATAAAGTTAGTCAAGTAACTGCCACCTGCACCAGTTGGATTACCTGCTAAGTAAGAATTGTAGGTACTACTTAAATCTTTCATTGCATCTGGTGAGTAGTTTTTATACAAATCACCACCCATATTTTCCATAGAAAGCATATTTTTTGTAGGGTCTGTATAAAGGTTATTGTAATCGTAACCACCTAGATAAGATTTATTTCCCTTATCAAATTCACTTTTAGCACCTGCAAGTATCTCAGCTATGTAAGGCTCAGTAGGTGCATAAGGTTGCACTTCACTTTTGCCACTGCTTGATTCTTTTGATGAACTTTTACTGCCACCTAAACTCATATTATTTATCCTCTTTATTTGTTAAATTAATCTCTAAAGCCAAATGCGTATCTTTAAACCCATGTGCTTTAAATACTTTCGCCCACCCTTTTCTTGAGTAGCAAATTGCCTTATAGCAACCATTTTGTCTTGCCCAATCCATAAGATTTTGCATTGCAACATATTGCCATTTTTTACGTTCAGTGCCAGTCATTATAAAAACTGACCCTATCTTAAATTGAGGTCTTTCTATTATCTCACTAATAATAAAACCTTTTACTTTTTTTTCTTCACTGTCATAAACTAACCATAGTTGCATATTGTTATTGATAAGTTCTTTGTAAACATCATCAACATCATATCCATTTTCAGCTTTGACTAAGATGTTAGTTAAATCTTTTTTTATAATCCAAAATATTTCTGGTACTTTGGCTTTAGGTATATTGACTACTTTAAAAAGTGAGCCACTTGTTTGTGCCATCATAAATAATGCTTAACACTCCATAGTTTGTGTTTATTACTTTATTTGTTGACCCCTCAATAGTATTTCCAGTGTTTGCAGTAATAGTAATGTTGTGCGTACCTGCACTACCACTGCTATCTTTAATAATTAAATTAGTACCTATCGGTGGTGATTTTGGCAAAGTAAGTGTTGTTGCTTGATTTACACTGACATCAAGAAACATATCATCTACTTTAACACTGTAACTAGCCAACCTAACTTTCTCGTAAGGTATGTTTAATCTATTAACCATTGTATTAACTGCTTGAGTTAATTGTTGGTTAAAATATTCTTGGTTTTGCGTTGGTGTACGTCTTATATATTCAATAGCCATTATAAAATCTTATTTAAGTGTTTGACACCATGTTCATCAGTAACCATTTCACCTTTTTCTAAGGTACAAGTATAAGCAACTTGATTACCTGCGTTGCGTTCTGCTACTCTTTTACCCTCTAAACACACTGATAAACTAGGTTGATGATACCAACCATCTAAACGTCTATCATCACCCTCAATAATAAACATTGATAATACAAATACCATTTCAATCATTGATGCGTTCCATTGTTTCTTAGTTTATCAACTAAAGTTTCTAAATCTATTATGCGTTCTTCTAAAAATTGAACTTGCATATCTACCTTTTGTATTTGTGGCATATCTGCCTCAACATTTTCTTTTAACTTTTCTTGATTGGTTGATAAAAATTCTACCAACATATACAACTCGTTTATTTCTGGACTGACCATTTTTCCTTTAGGCACTCCGTCTATAAATTCATTAGCTTTGTCTAAATCTTTAGATATTAATTGTAATTCAGTTTCAATAATATTTAATCTTTCAATCACACCAAATGCAAACCATGAACCAATTAGCAATCCCCCAATAATAGATATTAAATTTTTTGCAGGTAAACTAACTTTACTTTCATCAGACAAAGATATGTTTCTTGGCATTACTGCACCCCATCTAGTGATGCGTATATTTCAACTCCCATTCCATTTTCCCATGTCGCATTAGCAGGTATTTTTACTTCTATCTTATGGTACTTTCCACTTTGTCTAAATGATGCCACCCCATTATCATTGCAAGTTGTAAAACCACTTTCTTTAACTGTACCCCCTGCACGTTCTCTGCTTTGTAAATTTATTTGACTTGGTGTGTACCCCAAGAAAGTTACATTTAAAATATTTTGGTCTGGTGCAACTACAATAGAAAGTAAGGTGTCATTAACTATCGTTGCTACTATAAATTTGGCATTATTAAACTGACTAGAAACATCATTAACCCTAATAACATCACCAACAGTAAGTTGAGTAGTAAATGCAGTGCCAGTACCATTAACAGTAGTGCCAGTAATTGAAATCGTGCCACTAGCAACTTTGGGTTGAACATCTATAACTGGGTTTATGCTAGTAATAAAAGTTCTTTTGCCATCAGCATATTCTTGTTCACCTATGCTTAATGTTGCCTCTAAATTAGACCCACTAAATGTACCAAATTTATTATTGCCATCAAATGCAGAGAAAAACAATGTTCCACCTTGCCATATTCTACTGTCAAAGGAGTCAGTAAATGTTTCAATGTCAGTGCTTATATTGTCTAATGCCTCAAGTGTTGTGCCAGTAGTAAATGCACTAGATATGTTTTGTGTTGCTACGTCTATATAAGACCATCTATCAGCAGAATAATTATAACAAAGTATTCTGTCTGGGTTGCCACCAGATGAGTTTGTTGTTGGATATGACCAGAAAATTAATTTATTTAATGGGTCATGCCCAGATGTAATTCTTAAAATATTTGACTGGTCTAAACTATCATCAAACCATTTATCAATTTTGTTCTCACCTATAAGAGTTGTACTCTCGCCATTTGTTTTGCAAAAGCCATCTTGTGATAAGAAAAATGTTTCAGACCCTACTGTTTGAATACTACCATGTGCTATTGCACCTCGTTCTTGCTCAATGGCTCTAATCTGAAAAATAGATGAACCACCAACAAAGTTAAGTTGAAATATTTTATTTACACAAAGTATTATGCCAAACTCACCACCTACTATGCCAGTTATTTCTGATGTATCAAATAGTGTTTCTTCATCTGACTGGTCAGTACCCACTGTCCAACTTGCATGATTGCCAATAGCTGACCAATGTAATTTATTTCTGTTTGTAGGTTGCCACCCACTTACAACAAAGTTTCTAACGACTGCTGTATGCCAATACGTTGGTGGACTACCACCTAAGTTAGCCCATGCAGTGCTTGAATCTAACTGCCATACTTGAGGTGTGTTAGCACCATTACTTGCAATAATATAGTTACCAAATTGAGTAAACTGCCAGTCATTGTCAGCAGGTGTACTAAAAGTTGTACCACCACTGACATCTGTAAATGCGTTGGCAAGATAACGATATAGTTTTGTACTATCACCTGCAAATGATGTTATGTTTCCTGCTGATGATTTAAAACTTGCAAAACCTTGACATCTATTGCTCAAAGCATTTGTGCTTACTGGTGCAAGACCTTTAGTGGGTTTGTAGCTTTTAAAAGATGGTACTACGTTCTTCGCCTCGACTAAACCCTCGTTTCTGTAATCTGGGTGGTCTGGAGTCCAATCTAAAAATTGTTTATATGCCATAAACTGCTATTCCTCGTTTACAGTTGACCGCATAATCAGTGGTGCATCTTGGTTGTATTTATTCTTTGTATTTAAAGCCACAACTCTTTCAACACCATTGTTATAAAAACTCAACCATTCTTGAATAATGGTAGGGTCAATACCTCGTATAAACGTATGTGAAAAATATAATGCACCATACAAATAAACATCTGAATGATTTGTTAGTACGTCATTAGTATCAGTATCATTAACCAGTGTGTCGAATTTCTTATAGTAATACATTTTAACAGAGTAGGTGCTATCTGGCATGGGGTAGAAATGTATGTTATCGCCAATGATTGTATAAACCTCTGGTTGTCCTACCAATGAACCACCATACAT